CGATTATGGCAGACGTGAATTTAACAAGCCGTATCGCTCGCGATCCGCTCACTGGTGAAAATTACAAGGTTGACGGAAGTATGACGTTTGATGAATGGAAAAACAGTCTGTCGGACGAGCAAAGAAATGCGTTAAAATATGTTGCAAATAGTGAAAAACGTGGTATAATAAAAGTAGATAAAGAAGAACGACATCATATGTCTAAGTCGGCTGATGTTGACTATTGGAAAGACACTAAACCGATACTCAATACAAAAGTAGATTTGGACAAAGAAAGAGAATATGCTAAAGCGAATAACATAAACTTGATACTATCGAACAAATTCGACGGAGATACCAAACTGTTAAGAGAGCAAGTAAGTACCGCAAGAAAAATTATGGACGATTTCTCAATTAAAGATAAGTTGACACTTGAAATTGCTAATTTATATAATGGTGATTTTGGGGAAACGGTTAATAATACTATACGAATAAGTAATCAAGCATTAAGGGATAAGATAATTACAGAAAAAATATTGAATTCTGATAATATATTGGCGTCAACTAAAATTAATGGAATAGCTGCTCATGAATGCGGACACATTATTGCAAATAAGATTGGCAATAAAGGTATTGAAATAGCAAAAAAAGCATACTGTAATATAAACTCGACAGAAAATATATCAACAGTAGAAATATTAGACTATTTGGAAACAAACATATCAAGCTATTCGATAAGTATTTTAAATGATAAAAAAAATAAAAAGTTTAAGCAAAGTTACTATAAGGAAATAATATCAGAAGTTTTAGCTAAGGGTTATACAAATCCAAATAAATTTGCGATGGAATTTTTTAAGATTTTAAAGGAGGAGTATTTATGAAAAGGTTAGATCTTTATTGGACAACTAATCCCGATTGGTGGGAAAGAAAAGAAAACTATGTAAAAGTAATAAAGCCTACTGCACCTAAAGAGGCTCAAGAAAGTTACAAACATTATTTAGAACAAACATCCGGAGAACAAGGGAAATCATTATAAATATTAAAAGCACGTTTTCGGACGTGCTTTTTTGATACATTGAAAGGTGGTGATAGTGTGAGAGTAGGCACAACATACACATAGAAGAAAGGAATGGTGATCCGATTATCTCCCGTGCAGGGTTAAGCATTGTCCTAAACAAGACATAAAAAGGTTTTATTTTTATACCAAAATTCAGAAAGGAATGATTTGAATGGCAGAGCCAACACCAAATCCAACAAAAACAACGGAGCCAACACCTCCGACACCTCCGGAGCCTCCAGCACCGAATAACGGCGACAATCAAAAGGCGATTGACGAAGCATTAGCGGCGGCAAAAGCGGAGTGGGAAAAGGACCTTGAACAAAAGCTAAAGGACGCTGAGAACGAGGGCGCGAGAAAAGCCAAGTTGACAAACGAGCAAAGAAAAAAAGAGGACGACGACAAGGAACGAGAAGAATTTGAAAAAGCAAAGGCAGAGTTTGAACGTGAAAAAATCGTTGCATATGCCGAAACGGAACTTGCCAAAGTCGGATTGTCTGCCGAGATTGCAAAGTACATCATAGCAGAGGATAAGGACGCCACAAAGGCGGTTATTGACAAGATAAAAGAAAGCTATGACAAAGATGTACAAGCAGGTGTTACCGAACGTTTAAAGGGCAAAACACCGAATTTAAACGGTGGCAGTGGCGGTCACAACACAGGCAGTTTTATGGACATAATCAGAGAAAATCAGAGATAAGGAGTGAAGTGTAAATGAGTTATTTGAAAAATGAATTGACAGGCTTTGTACCTGTCGAACAAGCAACAGACATCATCAAAATGGTGACAAGGGGTTCAAGTGTTTTAAGAATGGCGAAAGTCGAGGAAATGAAACACGAGAAAAAGAAGTTTAACGTACTTACAGACGGTCCGGGTGCTTACTGGGTCGGTGAGGGTGAAAGAATTAAGACAAGCGGTGCTACTTGGATTCACCCTGAAATCGAAGCTAAGAAGTTAGCTGTTATTATTCCGGTAACAAAGGAAAAGTTGGAAGATACGACTATCAGCGTATTTGAAGAACTAAAGCCGGAAATCGCAGAGGCATTTTACAGAGCGATTGACGCGGCGTGCATTTTCGGTACAAATTCACCGTTCAAGACAAACATTATGAACGCTATCGACAGTAAGCATATGGTTGTTACGGACAATGCAAATATTGATATTGCTATGTCTGACGCAATGTCGATGATTGAAGAAAACGGCTATGACCCGTCGGGATTTATCGGTCGTATCGGTGTTAAGAATATGCTGAGAAAATTGCGTGACGCAAACGGCGCACCTGCATATGTCAACGGTACAACAGGCGGTGAGCTGTACGGTCAGCCTATCGAATTTGTACGTAACGGTGCGTGGGACAATAAACGTGCCGATATTATCACAGGTAATTTTAAATATGCCGTTGTCGGTATGCGTGCAGGTATTAATTACGAAATTTTGACCGAGGCTACACTACAAGGCACTCTTGACAGTGACGGTAAACCGCTATCACTTGCCGAGCAAGATATGGTTGCAATCAAGGCTACTATGCGTTTAGGTTTCCTTGTTGTCAAGGACGACGCATTTGCCGCATTTAAGAACGGTGTTCCGGCGATGGGCGAATTGGACGTTGAATCGGTTGCCGGCACAACAGGCAACACTGTTATTACGGTATCGCCAAAGCCTATCGGCGGTCACAAGTTGGTTTACAAGACTGCCGCAAGTACCGCTCCAAGTGTTGCATATGACGACGATTTGTCGAAGTGGACAGAGTTTAACAACGGTGATGAAATTACTGCGACAAACGGTCATAAAATTACAGTTGCGGAAGTTACTGCGGACGGAAAGGCGAGAAAGTCGGGTACTGCCGACGTTGTAAGCGGTGAATAATATGGAACAGTTGGGGACACTAAAAATGTTGTTGGGAATTAAGGACGACGAGCAAGACGGCTTGTTGTCCTTTTTGATTGACGACACAATTAATATGATTATGTCTTACTGTCATATTGAGGTTTTGCCCCGTCAGCTTGAAAGTCTTGTTCCGAAGATTGCGGCGGATATGTACAGAATAAAAGGCTATGGGGACAGTAAAAGTCCCGAGGTAGTCAAGAGCGTAAGCGAGGGCGAACGTTCCGTGACATATGCCGAAAATGATAATGACGAGATTTTCAGCAATTATTATAAACGCCTTGATCCGTTCCGTAAACGAAAGGGGCGTGTTCCGAGTGACATCAGTATTCAGTGATTTTTACGATAAGACTGTTATAATCGCAGAATATGAAATTGACGACTATACAGGTAAAACCGAAAAGACTGTATTGTCCGAAATCAAAGCCGATGTACAACCGTACAGTGGCGGCAGAGCAAGAGAGCAATACGGTTTGGATATAGAATGTCAAATGCGTATGTTCTGTGATATGTCGGGCGATGTAAAGGTCGGTAACCGAGTTGAATATGACGGCGACATATATGATATAACATATGTGCAGAAATGGGACAGCGGTTTGGTAGCAATGCTCGAAAGGAGTAGGCTGAAATGAATTTTTCAATCGAGGGGATAGACGACGTTGTTGACAAGCTGACACAGTATGCGTCGGGCGATAAAATACAGCGAGGTTTGGCAATGGCGGGTGAAGTCGTAAGAGCGCACGCAGTGGCAAACTGTCCTGTTGCAACAGGACGTTTAAAGGGCAGTATCGTAAGCCAAGTGGACGGTGACAGCGTTGCAATCGGTCCGACTGCCGATTACGGTATTTATGTCGAATTTGGCACAGGCTCAAAGGGCGACAAATCTGTTTCGCATACGTCAAAAAGACACTGGACGTATTACAGTGGCGGTCGATTTTACACAACGTCGGGGCAAGCACCAAAGCCGTTCCTCGTACCTGCACTGAAAAATAACATCAGCGAGATAATCGCTAAGTTTAAGGAGGTGTATAACTCGTGAAACGAGTTATAGCGAGCAAATACGAAGTATTTGTGTTAGCGTAGGGAGGGTGATACGGTGTATGATATTAACCTTGAATTACGGGATATTTTAAAGCAAATAGACGGTGTAAGTGTATGCTTTGCTTATCCCGATAATTTTAATAAATTGCCTGCAATAGCATATTACACGCTAACGGACAAAGGCTCAATGTCATATGACAATACGGTCGTTACGAATGATACGACTGTTCAGATTGATATTTACGCCGATTATCCGCAAACGTGTTTTGAATTGTCGGAGAGGGTATACAAATTGTTGACTGATAATGAATATTATCACGAAATGACAATGGACGTACCCAATCCCGACGACAAGAGTATAAAACATAGGACAATGAGATTTACGAAAGTAGTAGAAAGGAATGATTGATTTATGGCAACAGGAAAAGAAGTAAGAGGTAAGGTTATAACGGGTGTAGAACGCTACACATTTTTTGAAGTTGAATCGGATACGGCAGAGGGTATTACATATAAAGAGCCGTGTCACCTAAGAGGTACCGTTGAAATAGCTCCGACAGACGCAGGCGGTAGTGATGTTTTTGACGCAGACAATGGGGCGTATGATGTAGTAAGCTATGTTGAAAAGTTGGGACACGAATTGACAAACGCCGATATTCCGCCTGAAGTCGACGCAATGTGGCGCGGATTGGAATTGAAAAACGGCGTATTAAGTTTCACTGATAATGGTAAGACAGTATATTTCGGTGTAGCGTGGAAAGTAAAAATAAAAGACCCAAACAAGTCGGGATTCAGATATATCAGATATAGAAAAGGCTCATACAGTTTTGGTTCCCACGTTGGAGCAAAGACAGCTCCGTCAAGCGGTGCGCCTGAAAGACAGACGGCAAAAGCAACATTTACAGCTGTTAAGCCTGATTATAACAATGTATACTATGATGTTATTGATGAGTGCGATTTGCCGGAGGGTGTAACAGTAGAGGAACTTGAAGAAAAGTGGTTTACCGATATGAATTGGTATCCTGTGAAGAAAGAACTTTAAGACAAGGCACGCCGAAAGGCGTGCTTTTTTCGTATAGAGAGGAGCGAGTAACAATGCAAAGAGTATTAACATTTGTACACAACAAAAAGAAGTATGTATCAAAACCGTGGTGTTTCGGTGCGGCAACGTTGGTTGAAAAAGAATATATGGACGTTGCAGAGGGTGAAAAAGTAACGGCTACGTCGGTATGTGCAGATGCCGTTGACTATCTGTTTGAGGGTACAGAGGCGACACAAGATATTTTGGACACGGCTGTTTCAGCAAAAATGAGAATGTGTCGTGAAGTTATGAAGTGGTTTATGGACGATTTTACGGGAAAAAACGAGGAAAGCCTGCCGAAGCAGGCAACCGAAAAGGAAGATTAAGCGATTTATATGGGACAATGCTGAAATATCACGGTATATTGCCGAATGATTTGGCAAAACAAGACCCAAGATTATTACTTGCAGTTATAATCGAGGACGAGGAAGAAGAATATACGGGAAATGACCCGTATTTAAAAATGTTTTATGGAATGTAGTGAGGTGATTTGTAGTGGCTGACGCGGCAGAATTAGTAGTAAGAATAAGAGGTGATGCGTCCGACTTAGAGGCAACAATAAGCGGTGTATCGCAACAACTCGAAGAATTGGAACGAACACAAAGCAATACAAATGGTGTGAAAGGTGTAAGAGAAAGCACAAGTGCATATCAAGGTCTTGCAAGTCAGCTTAAAGATACCGGAAAAGGTATAAAAGAAGTCGGCGAAAGTATTGACACGATAACAAAACCGATACAATACGCATCAACGGCACTTGCCGCGGGCGGTGTTGCGAGTGCCAAGTTTGCGATAGATTTTGAGGATAGTTTTGCCGGAGTTAAAAAGACGGTTGACGCTACACCGGAACAGTTAGCCAAAATAAAGCAAGGCATTATTGATTTGTCAACAACAGGTATTGACGGCAGAGGCGCGATACCACAGACGGCAACTGAACTAAATGAGCTTGCGGCGGCGGGCGGTCAGTTGGGTATATCACAAGAAAACATTATCGACTTTACGGAAGTAATGGCACAAATGGGTTCAGCCACAAACCTTGTCGGCGAAGAGGGTGCCGCAACACTGGCCCGATTTATGAATGTAATGGGTACAAGTCAAGGCGAAATCCGTAATATCGGCAGTGCAATCGTTGATTTGGGTAACCACAGTGCGACAACAGAATCGGAAATTGCGGAAATGGCATTGCGTATGGGTAAATACGGTTCGTCTGTACGAATGTCGGCGGCGGACGTGTTGGGTTATTCCGCCGCATTGTCCTCATTGGGAATTGAGGCACAAATGGGCGGTAGTGCGATAGGTCGTACGTGGCTGTCCATAGAAACAGCCGTTGCAAGCGGCGGAGAGGGCTTAACGAAATTCGCAAAGTACAGCGGTAAGAGTGCGGAAGAATTTAAAGAGCAGTGGAATACTGACAGCTCCGGTGCATTTAACGGACTATTAAAAGGCTTGCAGTCTGCCGAGAACCTAACTGTTGCGTTAGATGATTTAGGCATAAACAATACACAGGATATACAGGCTATGATGGCATTAGTCAACGGTTATGATTTAGTAACCGAGAGTGTCAATCGTTCAAACACCGCATACCAAGAAAATACGGCACTGCAAGAAGAATTTAATGCAAAGAATGAAACGACAGCGTCACAAATGAAAATTGCAAAACAGAATATAATAGAGGCGGCAAGAAGTATCGGCGAAACAATGTTGCCGTCAATAAAAGACGCAAGCACCACAGTAGCTGATTTTGCAAAAGGATTGTCGCAAATGGACGACGAGCAAAAACGTGCTGTTGTTAATACCGGTGCTACGGTCATTGCTTTAGGTGCATTGTCAAAAGTCGGTGTCGGAGTGATTAAGGGTGCAGGCGATTTTGTTGAGGGATTAGGAGTAATCAGCGATAAATTGCCTATTATAGCAGACGCAACGTCAGCGATAAAAGTATCGACTGCGGGGTTAGGCAGTTCATTTTCTGCATTAGCGCCGATATTCGGTGCAGTATTAGCGCCTGCGGCGGTTGTTGCAGGGTATAAGGTTGTTGCCGACCACGTTACAGAGGCTATTGAAAACAACGCAAAATTGGGTCAAAGCTACAAGAAATTATATTCTCAGTGGCAAGACGCAGACAACCAAGTTTTGCATTTGGAAAATCTGCGAAGTGAATACGAAAAACTAAACGAATCAATCAACAGCGGTACATTAAATCCCGAAGAACTCGAAAGCGCTAAAAACCGCATAAACGACATTATGCAGGAAATCAAGGCGACTACAAATGATGATACCATAAAATTAATGATTGATACGGGCGAATTTGACACCGCACTTGCAATGGCGGTTTCAAACGCCAAAGACAGTGCGAACGAAATTAAAGACGCATTGGATTTAACATCAGGCAAAAAGGCACAAAAGGCAGTATCAGAGGGGTACGACGCACTTCAAAAAGGTAGTTCCTACGGTATGGACTACAAAAATCAAAAAGAAGAAATGCGTGGGTGGTTGCAACAAGCAACTGATGTTAAAGAAAAATACCAACAACTGCAAGAAGAAATGACTGCGGCGTATGCAAGCGGTGACAAAGAAAGACGCCAAAAAGCCATACAAGCGAGAGATGCGTTTGTAAATGAAATGACCGACAGTGAATTTTCAAAGGCATATGAAAAAATGCAAGGTCAGAAGTTTTCATTCGGAGAAATGAAAGACGTTCAAAAGCAGGTTGACAATATAAAAGCTGCATATAACGAAATCAGTACAAGCATTGAAAAGATGGACGAACGTGCAAATAACGGTCGTGAATCACTACAAGCTGTAGCGGAAGTGGTTACATCGGAATCTATGAACTTAAACGGTTTCAAGAATATGCAAGAAGTCTTTGAAAGTGGCGGTATTGCAGTTGATAATGTATGTAAACAAATCAAATCAACTATGACCGATTTGGGGTTTGAAAATCAAGACATTGCCGCACAAATAGCGCTGTTTAAAAACGGTTTTCAAGACCTACAAGGTGCAATTAATAATAACGCATTAGACGCTGTTGTAAATGATTTTGTCAAACAAGGTAAAGAAATCGGACTAACGTCAGAGGAAATAGTCACGAAAGCCGCATTAATGAAAAACGGTTTTTCTGATATTCAACAGGCTGTAGCGTCGGGTGATGTAAGTGGTTTAGTGAAAGACCTATCAAGTTTAGGTGGCGATTTGGGACTAAGCACAGAGCAAGTTGACGCATTGGCGCACAGTTTGGGATTATTACCTGAGGATAAACATATTGAAATTGACGCAAGCGGTGATGTGTCTGCAATCGAGAACGCAAAAAATGCTGTCGAGGAAATAAATAACGCGGGTAATGTACAATTACAAGTCAGTGCCGAGGGTGATATATCTGTATTAGATACGGCTGATTCAAAGTTACAGGAATTAATCAACAACAACCAAGTTACCATAACATTCAATGTAGATACAGGCGGTTTTGATATTAACGATTTAGGCGGCAACAAATTAGGCGAAATAACTGCAGACGGTAAAATCAACTGGGAAAAAGGTGATGTTGAAAAGCCGGAAAATGAAAAGGCAGACGGCACGATTGATTATAAATTAGGTGATGTTGCAAAGCCCGAAAATGCCGTTGCAACAGGTACAATAAACTACACATTAGGTACCGTTGCGACACCAAGCGGAGTACCAAAGGCAAAAGGTACGCAAAATTTTGAGGGCGGTTTGGCAATGGTTAATGATGAAAAGGGCATAAATGACCCAAGAGAATTAATCGTTGACAAAGGACGTGCATTTATACCGCAGGGCAAGGACGTGTTGTTGCCGTTGTCAAAGGGTGCAAAGGTGTACACAGCGTCACAAACCAAGGCGATAATGTCGGGTATGGGTATACCGCATTACGCAACAGGAAAAGACAATTCGGACGCGTTTACATCAGCCAAGGACGATTGGACGCATTACACCAAAACGCACGCAGTAACGACTGCACAAGAACTTGAAAAGTGGTTAGAATTTCAAGAGAAATTCAAGTCGAACGACAAGGATATTGCCGATATAGAGGAACAAATTTTCTCTATTATGCAGAAACAGACGAAAGAGTTCAACGAACAGTCAAAGGCATACCTTGAAAAACACAGCGCTATAAACGATTGGGGTGATAACGGCGACACACCGCTTGACGCTTTCAAACGTATAAAAGACAGAAATTATCAAGATTTACAAGACGCAATAATCACTTGGGACGAGTATGTTGAAAACGTATCGGACGCGGGCGAAACGCTTTATGACGATATGAAAAACTACTCGGACAGTTGGCTTGAACATCAGCAGAAGTATCACAGTATGTCGATAGACGACTACATTGCAGGTATCGACAGAGAGGCGGAACGTCTTGAAGAATTTTATGCGAATGACGTTATTAATTATCAAAAATACGTCGAGGAAAAACAGACACTTGAAGAAAAACGTTATGACGCAGTGGCTCAAAAGAATGCTGACGAGTATTCGGCATGGCAAAAGGACGCAGACGCTTGGCAGGAGTTAAGAAGTACATATGATGATTGGGATAAGTATGGTGACAGCGAGGAAGATTTTCTAAAACGCAAGATTGACCGAGTAAAAGAGTTTTACAATGCGGGTAAAATCAGTTTTGAGGAATTTATTGACGACACAAACAAGTACAGTATGGAACTGTACAAGTCGCAATCAAGTGCGGTTGACGAACTGCTCCAAAAGCAACAAGACTATATTTCAAATATCAAAGACGAATTTTCAAAGCAAGAGCAAGAACTTCGTGACAGTTGGGACGTACAGGATCGCAAAACAGATATGTCAGAGGTACAGGCACAACTTGATGTGTACGCAAATTCAGTTACTGATAAGGGGCAACAGAAGTACAAAGAGTTGCAGGAACAAATGAAACAGTTGCAACGTGATGAAGAATTGTACCAACTACAGAAAAAGAATAATGCCACGATTGAAAGTCTTGAGGCTGAATACAAGCAAATGGAGGACGGCAAGAAAAACATTCTTACAGGATTGCAAAATGCCGACATCAACATATCTGCATATGTAGCAACGATAACCGATAAGGTTTCGGCGACAGGCGGTAATATAGAAAGTTTGCTAAGTCGAATGCTTGACAAATTCGATAGTTTCAAAATTGAAAATAATTCAATGAGCGACAACAGAAAGATCATAAATAACTTCATGCAAATGACACCGGAAGAAAAACAAGATGCATTGAACAAATACGTAGGATTATAGGAGGAAGATATGCGTAACGGTTTTGAATTTAACGGCAAAAATACAACGGATTTTAAGCGAGTGACGGTCAGAACAAAGGACCGTCCCGTATTTCCACAGGTAAAGGAGTTTACCGTAAGTGCCGACGAAACAGACGGTGAATATGATTTTACTGACGTGTCGGGTCACGAATATTTCAATACACGAAAATTTCAGATTGATTTTAACATCGGTGCGGACAGTACCGAAGAATTAAATAAAAAGCTAACCGCTATAAGCCGTTGGTTTAAGGGCAAAGGCACGCTTATTTTTAACGATATGCCGTTTGTTAAATGGAATGTAAGAGTAATAGACGATGTGTCATATATGCCTGAAAACGGTGGTAAGCAAGCTGTTCTTTCGGTAACATACAAGGCAGAGCCTTTTTCCGAGTTGATATTTGACGCATTGGACGGTCCTTGTCTTGATACGGAAATACCGCTCGACACAGAACAACCGATAGGACAAGACGAGTATTTAACATTGAATGGCAGTGGCACATATAAGAATGTACCGAATGTCGGCGATATACACGTCAAACCTATTATAACCGTAACAGGTGCAACAAGCCCTTTCACAATAGGAAATAACGGCAAAAATATCACTGTTAAGCATACGGGCGATATTGTTATTGACTGCGAAAAAGAGATAGCTTGCAGCGAAAATACAAGCCTTATGACGGATATATCGGGCGATTTCTTTGAACTTGTCCCGGGATTGGATAACACAATAACAGTAACAGGCGGTGGAGTTGTACAGATAAATTACACGCCTAAATTTTTGTACGACGTAGATTTTGATAATATGAAATGGAGCGAATAATATGGCTTTTAAATTACACGAATGGAACGAAACAGACTTCACAGGCGGTTGCCTTGCGTATCTTAACAAAGCGTATGAAGTGGCGGTGTTTGAGGGATTGCAGGAAACACACACAGTTTCTTTTAAGTACCCTATGAAAGACGAAAAAGCGGAGCTTATAAAGGAAAATCGTATAGTATCGGTTGAAGGACAAGCATACCGCATTACACTTGTAAAGCGAGATTACAGCGGTTCAAGAATTATGACGGTGAAAGCTAACCGAATATTCTATGATGACGCACTTCATCATCACTTGCCGACAATCGGCAACGATACGGACGTGACAAAATCAACGATTGGTGTTGACCCATACGACGTTATAAAACTTGCGATAGCCGATACAAAGTTTGAGCTTATACCCGACAGTGAACTTAAGGAAATGGGTATGACGAGAATAGGCGCAGACGGCGTTAAAATCGACTTTTACCCGACTGATAAGATAAATACTTATGACGTAATTCAAAACGTCATAGAGGCTTACGGCAGGGGCGAAATATATTATGACAATTACCGATTTGCGGTTGTGGAGCGTATCGGTAAGGATAACGGCGTGAGAATGTCAATAAAGAAGAATATGACAAGTCTTTCAGTCGAGAGAAACACGCAAGAGTTGACGACAAGACTGTATATGTACGGCAAGGACGATTTGATCAGTAAACGGCGGTAAGCCGTACATTGACAGTAAAGAGGGTATTGAGAAGTACGGTATTCGTGAGGCGTACCGAGATTATAGCGATTACGATGACCCCGAAAAGCTAAAGGCGTTTGGTGAGTGGGACTTAAAGGGCGAGGGTAACGATTTTAGACTTGACCGCCCTCAACTGACAATCACGGGTGATGTGGTTGATTTAAGCAAACTTGCCGAGTACGGTGATTTTTATAAAATCTCATTAGGCGATACGGTACACGTCTTTGAGGGCGATATCGAGCATAAAAAACGAATTGTGTCAATGAAGTATTATCCGTATAGTGCAAAACAGCCGTCAGTAACAATCGGTCAGCCTACGTTAGCAAATCCGTATTACCACGCGTGGTATATGGGTAAACTGTTAAAAACCGTTCAAAAAAACTCCGGCAGAGCGAACAAGCTGAAAACAAGCTACTTCCACGGTACATTGAACAGTACACAAAATCCCGTTGAATCAGATAACAAAAAACTGCTTTTGGACGGTGATTTGCTATATATCGAAGATAATAAGGGCAGACGAAGAATAAACCTCGGAAATATGGACGGTGCGTTCGTTTTTCAGATATTCAATCAGTTGTCGGAGAAAACCATTGAAATGGATGAGGACGGTAATGTTACTATAACAGGTGTATTTGCCACAGGCACAGACAAAAATGCAAGAACAGTTATAGATAAGAACGGTATTCAAAGTTACGACGCTGACGGCAATAAGTACGGATTGTGGTGTAATGCACCGAGTAGTAGCGGTCAAGGATATGCCGATTTAATATTGTATTATAACGGGAAAGAAATTTTTCAAGTATATAACAGTATCAGTGAAGCATATATAAAATTACAGGGAAACAATATTTTATACGGTGGTAACGGAGCAACACGAGGAGTAGGACAGTGGAAGTTTGAGCAAGGAGCAAGCGGAACGTTTCAAACGGCAGACGGAAAGACGGTAACTGTTTTGGGCGGTCTTATAACAGGCATTTCATAAAAGATATTTACAAAATTATTCCTTTGTGGTACAATTTAGGTATCACAAAGGAGGTATTTTTATGAAAGGGAATATTAAAAGTTTTATATGCGGTATGCTCGTTATGGGCGTTATATCGTGTGCGGGAGCGTATGCGACTGACGTATGGCAAAATATAAACGTTTTGCCGAATACAATAAAAGTTGTTGTGGACGGTAAAGAAGTACAAGCCGATAATTTCCTATACAACGACACAACATACTTGCCGATAAGGGCAGTTAGTGAAGCGTTGGGGAAAGATGTACAATATGATACCCAAACAAGCACCGCCACAATATCAGAAAAGAAAGAAGATGATACTATGACAGTAACAAGTAAATATACACCGCCGGCAGAATATATAAATAATTCTGATTATATAATTCAAAAGGACGGAGTGTATTATGTGTCAGTAGTTTTTATATGGGATATGATGCAAGGCACTGATTGTAAGCCTGAATACGACCATGATACAAGAGAAGTAAAAATATCAAAGGACAAAAAAGAAATATATTCGTGTCAAGCGATTTTGGTAGAGGATAGAAGTGTTATCCCATACGACCAATATGTAGATGAAATAGAGCCATTATTGAAGTAAGAAAGGGTTGTTTACATATGAAAAAATATTTATCTTTGATTGTAATGATATTCGCCATAGGTTGTTTATGTGCTTGTGGCTCGGTATCCTCAAATGAAGTGTCAATATATGATACCTCGACAGGGAAAACAATATCCGTAGGCGATACAAAGGAAGAAGTCGATGAGGCTTTGGGAACACCTAAAGAAGAAATGAATTATAGTGAATATGAGGATAATCTTCATATTACATACCTAAATAAAAAGGTAGAATATATGTCTGTGGACGTACAACATACAAAAAGTTGTCCGAGCAATGACGTTAATCATTCACGATACCAACTGAAAAAAGGAAATATAACTGCTGAAAGTACGTTAAATGAGTTTAAACAAATTTATAAACAATCCATTTCTGATAATATTCAAAATCAGACTGAAATTTATGAAAAAAAGCCTAATGGCAGATATAAAAAATTAGATATTTCGACAGTCGATGAAATATATGATTATCCCGACACCAATAATATATACGGTGTAGCCGTTGGAGTTCCGTTTGATTGCGGTGATGAAGATAAAATTATATCTATTGAAGTAGGTCAAATTGACAGACTGATGTATGGAGCAAGTTTTGGAAACGAACTGTCGGACAATCAGAAGAATTGGAAAACAGGTTATGAATCATTAAGTGATGAAGAACTACAATCAACAAAAAAACAGTTAGAACAATTAGAAGAACAAGAAAAGTACATATCCAATATTGCAGATAAATCTAATAATACTGCTGAAAGTATTAAAAGTATCGACAGACAACTTGCAAACAGTAAGGATATGGATAATGTAGAATTGGAAATAAGAAAACGAGAAAGTAACAAATAAACATTAAAGCACGTCTTACGGCGTGCTTTTTTCGTACCCAAAATGAGGTGACACAATGTACAGAAGAATACCACCATAGCACGCGAACGGCGTGTTTTTTTAATACCAAAATCCCAATCAATTACGATTAGAAAGGAATGATAAAATGAAATTAAATTTTAATTTTGACGGAAAGACGTTTTTATCGAAATGGTGGAAAATTGTCCGTGATAATTTCACGGCAATTCAAACCGACCACAACACACTGTCCGACAAATTGGACACAGAAATAACGCAACGCACCAACGCTGATGTAGGTTTGGCAGAAAAAATCACCGCCGAAACCAAAGCGAGGGAAAGTGAATATAGTTCGCTAAGCAGTCGCATAAACAACGAAGTGACAATACGACAGGCGGCGGATAATGAACTGCAACGTAATATTGACAGTGAAATCACCGAAAGACAGACGGCAGATACCAATATTTCAAATTCAGTGAAAGCCGAAGAATCAGCAAGAAAAAGTGCTGACAAAGAATTGAAAGCACGTATTGATGAAATCAATGCGAACACCGAAACAACTATACTGTTTGGCGACAAAAAGCAACATACAGTAAAATTTGTTGCACCGAGTAAGCCTACACTATATTTTGACGGACAACAAGAATATGATGGCGAGAGTATGACGGTTGATATTACACTGAAAGACGCGTTTTACATTGACGGGAAACAGATTGCCGGAACGTTTTCAGAACCGTGTATAAATGTACCGATAGACGGCATTTATATTGTTGTTCGCTATGATTTTATTAAAAATACGTGTAGTATATCCCCAAGTTCTACATCTGTACCGTCGGCAATTTCGGGTGATGTATGGACATTTACATTGTATCATATTCACGATATAAATTTAGAAATGAAGATAGACAGCGAATCGCCGACAGGGGAAAGATACGAGTTTGTATCGGCGGCGGTTGATTATGTCATAGAAAACGAAAATACCACAGGCGACAGTTATTTCATAACCAATACATACGAACGTGTTCGTACATTGGCAGATTTGGCAACTGTCAATAAAAATTCATTTATTGACGCTGTAAATGAAAATGCAAAAAATATTACAGACATCACCCAAAACCAAATATTTGTCGTGTGCGACGGCGACCACGACGAACTGAAATTACAGGCGGCGATAGATAGCGCGCAAAACAACAGCGTTATCTATCCTGTAGGTACACAATGTGTTTTGACAAACGAAAATACCATACGTGGTTATGGATTGCCGGAAAGTAGCGGTAGAGCTGTTATATCACTAAAATCGGGTATTACATTAGACGGTTCAATGTGTGATGATTTCGTTTTTAAAAACACAAATCCTGTCGCAAAACAGTACATTTTCCATATGACACAATCCACGACAATGAAAAATGTAGTATTCCACGAAGATACTGAAACAGTAACAGCCGATACTGTCAATCCGACAGTGCTATCTGTCGGTAGTGAATCCAAAATAGTATCCTGTACATTCTACAATATATTTAGTACACATCAATTCGGCGTATCAACGTTTGAAATGAACGGTGTGCTATTTGTAGATAATATCATAGATACGTTCGCAGGCGCACCGGCAAACAATTTGACAAATGAAATAAAAATCACAAGCAATTCGTTTGTTATGGGTAACAAATTTTTGAATTTCACACAAAAAGAACAAACATTAGGCTATATGTTGCAGGCGTCAACCGTATTTGTAAACAATTATATGTCCGGTTTTACAAATTGCAGTATTGCTATAGGTAAAAAAATAGTAGGCAATATATTTAAAACGTTTACTGATTGCAGTATCGATATAAGTGGCGAAATTTCGGACAATGAATTTACAACAATTACACAGAACACAAAAACACCGTTTATATCCACCACGGGGATTACATTAATCAGCGGAAACAGAATGTCTGTTATAAAAATCAATGCAGAATATATTGATTTTATCGAATGCGGAAATTATACCGTTATATGCGGAAATTATATGCACATTTCCGACGGCCCTGCGTCGGGACAGTGTAACTTAATCACCGCCGGCAGTAAAACGTTCATAGCAGATAATATGTTTAGGGCAATGACACCCGTAACGGCAAATGCGGATTTTTCAATTATATACAGCGACGGTAAAACAGTAGTCAAAAATAACGTGACAAACGCGACATCTATTGGAACGTTTGGCGATACGTGCGTTGTTGACGGAAATGTGACAGGGTGGTGATATTATGTACAAATTTTATAGTAAAAACGGAACAGTGTATTTCTATGAACACGGTGTCGAAATTGACGGCACGGTGTACGGAATACATACCGACAGGGATATATTGCGTATAAAACGCAGGATTGTCAATGATAAATTCGCCGAAACTGACGGTGATTTCGATATGGGTACAGAAATTGCAAAAATTCAGCATACAGACGTAATGTTGGAACAGCCTACGGCAGAACAGCTGTCACGGATACAGGCGAAAACATTTGACAGTATGTCGGATATGAAACAATATGTTCAGTCTGTTATGAACGGTGACGAAACAATGTCACAGGACGAAATCAACGCTATGTTGATGTTGCAGATTGCGGAACTGAAAGCAGGTGTCGAAGGTGAGTAAAGCACTGATAAAAAAATATTACAAAAAGGGTATTTACAAAGAAAAGCATTTAGATATATTCGTCAAAGCGGGATATATCACAGAAAACGAGAAGAAAGAAATTATGGAGGGTTAATTTATGGATAAAATTTTTAATTGGACGAGTACAGTTATAGGAATTGTGGGCGGTTTCTTTGCCGCCCTATTCGGCAAGTGGGACAGTATCTTGTGGGCATTATTAGTCATTATGGTATTGGACTATTTGACGGGTATTATCAAGGCGGTTTACACGAAAACAATGTCAAGTGAGATAGGATTTAAAGGATTGCTGAAAAAGATAACTATACTGATTATAGTTGCACTGTCAAACGTTTTGCAACAGGTCACAGGCGACAACGTGGCAATTCGTGAGATTGTCATTATGTTCTACATAGCGAACGAGGGTATAAGTGTATTGGAAAATGTAGCAGTGATATATCCAAGAATGCCGAAAAAAATCAAAGATATATTGCTACAACTACGCGGAGAAGATGATACGGAGGAATGATGCAATGGATATTCAAATCAGACAGGGTCCGCAGTGCCACACGTCTAATTGTTACACATACAGGAATGACGATATTAAATATATCGTCATTCATTTTACGTCAAACAACGGCGATACGGCATTGAACAACTGCAATTATTTCAGCGGTGAAAATCGTGGTTCGTCTGCACATTATTTTGTCGGTGACGACGGAATATATCAATCTGTACCCGATAAATGGGCGGCGTGGGCTGTCGGTGGTACAAAAAATTACAAACACCCGTATTGTAGGAATATGAACAGTATTTCGATTGAAATGTGTAGCCGCATTGGTGCAGACGGTAAATATTATATCGATGATGGCGTGGTGGAACAGACAATTAAATTAACACGATATTTAATGAATAAATACGGTGTGCCGGCACAAAATGTACTGCGTCATTATGATGTGTGGGACAAACAGTGTCCTGAGCCGTTTGTGCGTAAACCGGAATTGTGGGCGAATTTTAAAAGAAAATTAATTGAAAGTGAGGATTTAACAATGACACAGTACGAGGAACTAAAATCATTAATCGAAAAACAGGCGGCGGAAATTGCCGATTTAAAAAACATCAACAAACAGTTGGTGAATGTAGTTCAAACTACAATGATTTACGATTTCAATGATGACAATATGCCCGATTGGGCAAGAAAATCCGTACAAGCGGCTATGGATTACGGTGCATTGGTCGGTGACGAGCAAGGAAGATTGGGACTATCTTATAAGGACCTACGAACAATTTGTAGAGAGTACAGATGTGGTATGTATAATAAGTAGTTTTTAGGGTGGTGTAATGCCACCCTTATTTTTTTACTTGCGATTTACAATTTATTTACAAAACATAAAACAATATTGTAATTTAGTGACATATGTTGTATTATATAACATAGGGGGAGAAAGGACTAAGATATAACTATGTATACAATTACGCAAGACAAAAAGAATATTGATGGAGCGGTAAAGACTACATACGGCATTAAATGTGACGAAGTGTCTGTCAAAGATGTGTCACCGAATAAGGAAGAAGTGACAGAATTAATAGACAAACTGAACAAATACGAATTGTCATCATACCATTTGCAAGATGTGATTGAAGATTTTATAGTGCATTAATATAGTGATTTTTGTACACGTTTTTTACACGTTTACACGAAAAATGTACAAATTTTATGTGAATGACGAAATAAGTCAAAAGTGGCGAGAACGGCTTAAACAGTAGTGTTTTGAATAATTTTAGAGGGTAATAAAATAAGGGTAAAATAGTAAAAATAAATCCTGTTATCCGCACCACGTCAGAGTAAGCGTTATATCGCTTACTCTGTTTTTTTGTAAAAAAGCAGAGTGCGCTTATACAACTACTCTTTCTTAGTAGCAAAAGGTCATGTTCACGTCGGCTACTTATTTGCAAGAACATTCGTAACGACTTTTGTTCGATGCTAACCTTTTTCAAGAATGTTTTCGGCACGTTTGAAAACATTATATGAAAAGTATATGATTTGCGTGTGTTTTGTAACGAGAAACTTGACAGAAAAATTGAGAACGGATATTGCTATTATCATTAGTATCGCGGCATTGGTAAATGTGTGTAAAAAATAATGCACGAAAAACAAAAAAGTATGCAGCTCAAAAAAGTATGAGGAAGTGTCTGTCAAAACCCTAACTTCACTTTGACAATTTAGCCCAAGCGCGCGAATAAAATAAAATAAACGGAGTACACAAAACGGTACTCCGTTTAGTCTGAATCACTAAGGGACAATGCTGTTTTAACCAAGCGATATATCTTTTCCTTTTCAACATCACTGCGATTTGAAAGCATAGCATTGATACGGTTTAAAAATGCATCATCATTGCTTGCGGGTTTGTGGTTTGAGAAAAATTCCGAAAGCGAAATGTTGAATACCGTACATAACTTTTCAATCGTCAGAATTGTAGGATTTTTTTCGTTCCGCTCTATTTGACCTAAATAGGCGGGAGTGATATTAGCAGCTAAAGCAGTTTGTTCCTGTGACAGGCGTGCGGCTTTGCGTAAATTGCGTAGCCTTAGTCCAATATTATAGCTCATAGCATTCACCAATTTGTATTTTATAGTATAGAATTTTTATTTTCAAACTATATAGTATATATTTTTTTAAAATAACTATTGTTTATGCCATTGTGTAAAATTTATAGAAACAAAAGTAAGCTGAGCGCTATTATTGCCATACCGAGTATGACGCCTATAATAGTGACTTTGCTTTTTTCATATTCACGTGCCATCGGTAAAAGTTCTTCTATTGAAATAAATACCATAATTCCGGCGATTATTCCGAATAAAATACCGAATACGACATCGTTGAAAAACGGACGTAAAATTAAATAACCGATTATAGCACCTAAAGGTTCTGTAATGCCCGAAAAGAACGATACCATAAATGCTCTTTTTCTGCTGCCTGTGGAATAGTATATCGGCACAGACGTAGCAATTCCTTCAGGTATGTTGTGTATTGCTATGGCAACAGCTATGGCAACAAGATACATAAGATGGATAAAAAGTTATTTATAATAGATTTTCAAGAAAATATCGCCCTCGGGAGCGGATTTTTCACGTTTATATTCAATTTTTTTTACGAAATTTTTAAGAATGGAATTTTTTTCGGTGGCTGAAAGAGAGTGGTAATTAGTGAGAAGTTCACGCAAAAGGGGAAGTCGTTCTTCGATGGAAGATGTATCCACAAGTTTAAATTTTTCACGTTCCTGTGCTATCGTGGCATTAATTTTTTTTCTTCTATCTGAAATTGCGTTATTGCGTTCAAGGAAAAGTTCTTTTGTATAGACTTCCTGTTCGAGCAAGTCATACAGACGGAGTTGTTGTTTATCAAGTTTTTTTAATTCTGTTTCCAAAGTGGCTATTGTATCAAGGCAGGAAAGTTTATCTTTATTATGCGATTGACGGATATTTTTCAAAGACAATTCAATATCTTTAAATTCCTTTGTAAGCACTTCAAATACTTTATCTTCTACAATACTCAATGCAGATGCCTTATTACAACCAAGTGTACGACAGCAAAGACGATATTTTTCAACGGTTTCGTTAGAAGTATTGATAACTATTGCCCGACCGCAATTAGCACACTTTAAAAGCCCTGCAAACGGATTTTGCAACGTGCCTGTACGCATAGGCGGTTTGTATTTCAGATTTATAATATCTTGTGCTTTGTTGAACGTGTCCTCGTCAATTATTGGCTCGTGCAGTCCGGGAACATATAACCAATCATCTTTACTCGTTTTTTCTTGCGTATTTTTGCCTTTAACAGACTTTGATTTGTTCCACACTATCTTACCTATGTAAGTATGATTTCGGAGCATACGGGCGATTGTGGTGGGGTGGAGCGGTGTATTTTTCTTGCTCAAGACACCCAAATTTGCAAGCTGACGGCTTATTGAAGTAATACCCATACTTTGATTTACATACATATCAAATATCATACGAACATATTTTGCCTCCGGTTCATATACTTCCAACGTGTGCTTTTTATTTATTACGGCATTTCGATAACCAAACGGAGCACCCGACACAAAGCAACCGTCGTTGATTGATTTGATACGTCCGCGGTTCATTCTGCGAGTGATGAATTTAAGCTCCTTACGAGCCATAAACATTTCAAATTCACTGTAATCTTCGTCATACTCGTTGTTGAGGTCATATATTTTTTTGAGCGTAATAATTTTTACATCGTTTTCTTTAAGAACGTCAAAGATTTTTTCACTGTCTGCGGCACTTCCGCGTCCTAAACGGTCAAGGTCAATACATAATACCGCATCATATATGTGCGAGGGAATAGCGTCAAGTAGTTTCAGCATTTCAGTTCTGTTGTATAACATTCCTCCGCTTATCACTTCTTCAAATATGTCAATGACCGTTAAATTATTGTCCTTTGCATAAGAAAGAAGAATTTCTTTGTGACGTTCAAGCGTTTCAAGCGGATTGTTTTCGTCCGCTCTCGATTTTCGTAAGTATATAGCTACATTCATCGTAAATCTTCCTTTCTTGTGTTATGTAATGCTCGTTTTTAATAAAAAAACGGTACAAAAATAACACTCCTTTTCTAATTTTTATATTGAAAATAGAGTGCATTTATGATACAATATTATTGGTTTGGATATTGTGTATAAATGCACTTTATTCTGTTTCCTCCGACTGTTGGTAGCGGTCGGGGGATTTTTTTTAATAATCAGAATTTTTCAAATAGTCCATATGTCTGCGGTAACGTCTTGGGACGTTAATAGGTACGTCATAACCGATTTGTTTAAGAAAATCGGTAATAGCATCAACACCGTCATTAAAAAATTCTGTTATACGTTTTTCTTTGTTAGTTATATTTTTGTAATTAGGTGGGCATACAAATGTCCAATCCGCACCCTCGTTATCAAAAATAATTCTGAAATATTCATCTATATTGTATTTGTCAAGAGCCTTTGCCAATAATAAATGGTGTTCGCAACCCTCATCGAGCAATGAAACAACAGCGTGTGAGCGGTCGTGTGCAATGACTGCCATTAACGGCTCACTGTCATGATTGATAAACTCTGTTTTGGTTTCATCACTACCGTAATATTTTATTATTTCCAATATCATCACTTCCTTAAATCAACTTACATTTCTCTAATCAACAATTTAGGAACGCCCATAACTCGGCAATGCTCTAATTCTTCGCCCTCAATTAATATTGGTGGAACATTCGGATTTATAGGAACTAATCTTAACCAATCTTCACCTTTAACAAATTCGACTTTTTTTAATGTTGATATTTCGTCATCATATATCACTGCTCCAACGTCACCGCTATAATTAACAGTGCTTTGACGTAAGATTAATACTTTATCGCCGGCTTGATATTGTGGATACATACTGTCGCCTTTAACGCAAAGTACAAAGAAATCTTGCGGGCTATATCCTTTTAAATATGAATTAGGAACATCAACTTTATCTCCGTCCCACGATTCAATGGCAATGTGATTATATCCTGCCGCTATGTCACCTATAACGGGGAATGTTGTATAGTCCTCTGTTATATTCGGACTTGGAAATTTATCATCTATATATGTTTCAGTTTCCGATTCATCCCAACCCATTAAGTATTGAGCAGAAACATTTGTTGCTTTAGCAATAGCCTCTATACTATCAATAGGAATTTTTTTTGTTTCACCTGTTGCATATCGTTGTAATGCAGATTTTGAAATACCGGTTAATTTAGCAAGCTCGCCATAAGAGAGGTCCGCTTGTTTAAGAGCTTGTAAAATTCTATCTGAACACTCACTCATTATTATCACCTCGACATTATAATAACATATCTGTCCCTAAAATGCAATACATAAAAACAAAATATTTTAATTTTGTCCCTAAAAAGGGTTGACAACGATAAACAAGTGTGTTATTATATACTTGTCCCTAAAGAGGGACAGAAAGGAGAATAGTAATGGTTGATAAAAATCGACTAATGGGTCATATCATAAGTAAAGGTTATTCTCAACGCACACTATCTGAAAAAATAGGAGTATCAAAGAATACCTTAAATAGCAAGATTAATGGGCATTCATCATTTGATGTTGACCTTATCGAAAAAATATGTGATACATTGAGTATTACGGACATAAATGAAAAAGCAAAAATTTTTTTAAAACAAGCGTCCCCTAATAGGGACGAAAATCAGCGTAAATGAAAGGAAGTGAGAGAATGTGGAAGATAAAGAAATAAAAAAAGAGCATATAAAAATATGGATTGCCATATTAATACAAGCTCTTTTAACATTATCATTAATTTTTAAAGTAAATGGATTAATCGACAGTATTAATATCTTGAATAGAGGACTTGTCAATTTCCAAGAGCAATTCAGTGTATTCATCACACATTTTGATAATTGTTTCAAGTTGTTCATTTTGTTTAACCAATAAATCATTATTATTTTGTAATTCTTGAACTTCTTGGCGCTGAAGTTCGTTATTTTCGGATAATTGTTTATTGGGACTGCAACTTTGAACGAATGTTAGAATAGTGATAATGCTGAGTATAAACTGTATAATTTGTTCAATAGTTATATTCTTGGATTTGACTTTTTCTGAAGTATCTTTAAATAAAGATTGCGATTCTTTGTCTAAAGATATTTCATCAACAGTTTTGTCAAGTAAATCAGAGAAACGTTTAGTAACATCGGTATCAGCGTTAGATTTGATTTTTAAGTTGCCAACCATATCTTGACACGAAGTAATAATAGCATTTATTGATGGATTTTTGATGAACGATGAAATGTTTTCAAATGGCGATACCTGGAATTTTGTCGCTGATAAAACTGTTTGTATTTCAGTTGCAATGCTCGCAACGGCACTAGGTGTAAATAATTTAACACTTGATAGTTTTAGGATTTCGTCAGAAACTGATGAAATGCTTGATAAATTGCTTATTTTATTGGTAGCAGATAAAATACTTGACATTTCTTTTATAGCACCGGTAGCCGGTGAAATACTTGATAATTCTTTTATTTGATTAGTTACATTGAATAATTCGTCCATATATAATCACCTCCTTCCGAGATGATTATAGCACAAATGGTTAAAAAATA